TTATAACAGCAAGAGACGGTTTTAAGGTTGGATCAGAATCTGGTATAAGTGTTTTACCATATATAGAAATACTTGATGGTAATAGCAATTTACACCGACTACGATTTGCTAATGGTATATTAGTCGAATATACAGTAGAAGCAATATAAATTTAAAAAACTTTTAAATTTTATTAATTTCTTGATTTTCTTCATATATGTATATACAAACATATTAACTAAAAATAAAAAATAATATGACACAAAAAACAGAACAATTAGATCAACAAGTATTAGATCAAATTCGCGAACTTAATAGTCGCAGAAATACGCTTGTTACTACTTTTGGACAAATTTATATTCGTCGTCAAGAATTAGATGCAGAATTTGAAAAATTAGCTGAGCTTGAAGAAGAGGCCAGTCTTTCTTTTAAAAATACCGGTGAACAACTTAAAACTATTTTTGATGAATTGGGTGAAAGATATAATAGAGGATCACTAGATATCAATAATGGTACTATTACCTATATGATTGATGAAACAGTAGAAACATCAGAAACAAACGAATAAAAGTTAAATAATAGTTTTTATGGGGAAAAAAACTAAAATAGTTATGATTTCTATGTTCAAAAACGAATCAAGAGGGATTCGTAGAATGTTAGAATCTTGTCATAAGCATATTGATTACTATATTCTTCAAAATAATGGTTCAACAGATGGAACTGAAAAAATTGTTGAAGAATTTTTTAAAGATAAAAACATCCCAGGGTACGTTTATAATGTAGAAGAAGGTTGGGTAGGTTTTGGATGGAATAGAAATCATGTCTTACAAAAATGTCTAGATACAAATCATGGATGTGATTGGATACTAAAAATGGACTGTGATGAATATTTAGAAATAGACGATGATTTTGATTGGTCTATTTTAGATAATATTTCTATAGATTCTTTTAATATCCCTTCATTTCATGGTAACACAGCATATTTTAGAACATGGATGTGGAATGCACATCGTAAATGGCATTTTAATGACGATACATCCCATGAAACTATTGTTTTAGAAGGAAAAGGACATGACTTTCAAAGAGTAAATCTTCCAATTGGTTTTAGATTATATGGAACTAATGATGGTGAGAGCTATACAGTACCAACAAAATATTTAACTGATGCTCTATTACTAGAAGAAAAACTTATAAGAGAAAATACACTTTTTGAAGATCTTTATCATTTTTGGTATATCGGAAAAAGTTATTTTGATTGTTATTCTAATCCTACTCTTCCTTTTGGTGTAGATCATTCAAAAGAATATGCTAGAAGAAGTAATTACTATTTTGAAAAATATTTAAATCATGTTTTAGATTTTGATAATAAAGAAGTATTTGATAAGTGGGAAGAAATGTCTTATTATGCTGGTTGTCTAGTAGGAGAAAATTATTTATTTTTAGAAGATATAAATAAAAGTATAGATATTTTTAAAAAAGTAGAACAATTATTTCCTGTTAGAAATGAACATTTAATAAAACTAGCAGAAATATATAATAAAATTGAAGATTATAATTCAATGAAACAAATTTTAGATAGATTATCTGATCCATCTAGAACAAATCCTTTTCCTGAATATGCTTGGTTTCTTATAGATAATAATATTTACCATAATACTGGAAATAGAGTAAAAGAACTTCAAGAATTATATGAATCTAAAACAAATAATTCTATATTAAATATTAATAATACAAATATGAACCAAATAACAAATGATAACGTAATGTATTTACAAAATATTACGGTAAATAATAATTACAAACCACGAATAATAGCAATAGATGATTTTTATAGTGATCCTCATGGTCTAAGAGAATTCATCATTAATAATGTTGAATTTGCTGAAGATAAAGATTGGTATAAAGGTAGTAGATCTACTAAACAATATTTCATTCCTGGTACTAAAGAAAAAATAGAAAGTATAATGGGTATAAAAATTAGAAGATGGGAAGATCATGGTATGTGTGGAAGATTTCAATTTTGCACCGCTCAAGATCCTGTAGTATATCACTATGATGAACAAAAATGGGCCGGTATGTTATATCTTACTCCTGATGCTCCTTTTTCAACAGGTACCTCTTTATATTCTAGTAAAAGAACAGGAGCACGAGATACAAGTCATCCTAATGTAGATGAATCTTTTTATAATGGATATTATGATAGTACCCAATTTGATTTAGTAGATACAGTAGGAAATGTATTTAACCGATTGGTAATATTTGATGCTCAATGTATTCATGCTGCTAGCGGGTATTTTGGAAATAATATTCGTAATTCAAGATTGTTCCATTTATTTTTCTTTGACTAATAATGAAACAATATAAATTTAGTATAATTACTCCTTCTCATCGTTACAGTTCTTATTTAGATGAGTTATATGAGTCGTTAGTAAATCAAACTTATAATAATTGGGAATGGATTCTTTATTTAAATAATAGTTTTACTAAAGATCAAGTACCATTTAGAATAAAAGAAGATAAACGTGTTAAGATTTACTATGATGGAAGTTGTAATAAAAAAGTAGGATATAATAAATTAAAAGCTTTTTCTTTAGGAACAGGAGATATTTTAGTAGAAGTAGATCATGATGATTATATATTAGAATATTGTCTTGAACAATTAAATAATGCTTTTCAAGACGAATCTATAGGATTTGTTTATAGTGATAATGCTACATGGCACATAAATGATGAATCTGTTCCTTTTAGTGCTGATCACGGTTGGACACACCGAACATTTAATTGGAATGGAAAAAACTTGTATGCTATGGATTTTTTTGAAGCTACTAGTCAAAGTTTGTCTTTTATATGGTATGCTCCTGATCATGTTAGAGCTTGGAGAAAAGAAATATATCATGAGGTAGGGGGTCATAATCCTGATAGAGAAATATGTGATGATCATGAACTTTTAGTACTTACTTACTTAAAAACCAAATTTTATAAAATTAAAGACGTTTTATACATTTATAGAATTACAGGTAATAATACTTCTTTTGTAGAAAACGTAAATAGTGACATTCAAAATCAAACTCGCGCTATTTTTAATCAATATGCTTTAAAATTAGCTGAAAGAGATGCTGAATTAAAAGGATTATTAAAAGTAGATATGGGAGGAGGAATAAATCCTCTATCAGGATATCTTGTTATAGACCAAGAAGGTGGAGATATAAATTGTGATTTAAATGATGGAATCCCACTTCCTGATAATAGCGTAGGGGTATTACATGCAAGTCATGTTATTGAACATCTTAAAGATCCTTTAAAAACAATGTCTGAAATTCACCGAGTATTGGCTCACGGTGGATGGGCATTCATAGAAGTACCAAGTACAGATGGGAGAGGAGCATTTCAAGATCCTACTCATGTTAGTTTTTGGAATGAAAATAGTTTTCTTTATTATACTAATAGAAATTTAGCTTATTTTATTAGAAATGATAAAATACGTTTTCAATCTTATAGATGTGAAACATGGTTTCCTAATGAATATTTAAGATCTTTAAATGTTCCTGTTGTAACAGCGTGGCTTGTAGCTATAAAAGATGATAGTAAAAGATTTCCAGGAGAATTAAATATATAATTTATGAAAAAAATAACATATAATATCGATGAATTTAATTTTAAACAATTAATTCAAAATAAGTTTAAAATACATGATTTAGAAAATTTGACAAATGATATTGAACTAATAAAAAGAGAAACGGATCAAAGTACTCGTTATCATAAAATGTTTTATGAATTAGTTCGAACTGAAGAATTTGATAAATTATATAAAAGTTTTATTAAAAATATTATTTTACCATTGTATGGTGAACAAATAGTATATCAAAGTATTCCAACTTTTAGAATAGCTTTTCCTAATAATATAGCTGTTGGAGAATGGCATAAAGATAAGCAATATAGAGATATAGAATGGGCAGAAGGAGTAAAAGAAGATAATTTTTTTCTACCTATTACTAATGCCTTTGATACTAATACAATATGGGTAGAAAGTGAAGAAGATAAAGGTGATTATTTTCCAATGGATTGTAATTATGGTGAATTTATTCAATGGGATGGATCTAATTTAACCCATGGAAATAAAATAAATAACACAGGTAAAACTAGAATAAGCTTTGATTTTAGAGTTATAAGATATTTTAATTATAGACCTAGTGATCATGGTTCCATAAATACTAATACCAAGTTTGCACTTGGTGGATATTACGATTTAATGTAAATATATGAAAAAAATAGAAAAAAATGATATAATAGTTTTAAGAAATCTACAAAATCAATATAATGAATTTTTAATCGAAGCAGGACAGCTTTATTTAGCACAAAATAAGCTAGATAAAGCTCGTTCTGATTTTGAAAAACGATTATCTGAATTTGAATCTTCTGAGAGAGAAATTACAAAAAGAATGAATCAAAAGTATGGTGATGGTACTATTGATTTAGAAAAAGAAGAATTTATTTCTGCATGATATTCATTTTTGAGGGATTTTTCTATATTTATATTGGAGAATATTCAAAGATATTTTAACCCCTTATTTAAATAAATAACAAAATGGCAGAAAGATTAATATCCGCAGGTGTTTTTACACGCGAAAATGACCAATCATTCGTACCTCAAGGAGCAGTTGCCGCAGGTGCTGCTATTGTAGGTCCAACAGCAAAAGGTGCTGCTTA